GGCGGGCGCCTCCCGCTGCTCTGCCCACCGGAGGATCCGGGTTAGCTCCTGCCGTGGTGTTTCCATCCGATGGCGTTCATACATGCCCGCCCACTCCCATGCGGTAGCGATGGGCACAAACGTGCAGCGATGGATCACTGGCAGCCCATATAGGCGCATTTCGGGTAGCACCCCGAACCCTGGCACGCAGGCAGCTAGGTCACCCAGGGCGATAGCAACGGGGTTGCCCGCATCAAAGCAGACAGACACCAAACGCCTCCCCTTATATACTCGGCGGGCTACTGGCCCTGCAAGGGTAACGGTCACAGGCATCGCTCTTCACCACCGTTCACGATATTGTTAACGGTTTTCAGCCCGTCAATGACCCTGCGCATGTGCGCAGCCGCGTGCTTCATGCATTTGAAGGCTTTGCCGTCATCGCCGTTTTCGAATGCTTCCCGACATTGGTCTATCGCGGTCAACGACGCCAACGCCGCCTGCCGGATGCTATCGACGAGTTCCGTGGGCAATCCCAGTGCCGACTGCATCTCCGAATCCGGCTCAGCGGCGGCATCGGTGTCAGCGCAGTCGGCGCCAGATGCAGCGACTGTGTTGCCATCGGCAGTTGCTGGCTCTGTAACTGGCACGGTCACTAACCACGGATCCTGGCAGCATTCCCGGGATTCCTGGGCGGCTTTGTAGGCGTCGCGTTGATCGCAGGCATCATGCAGCGCCGCATGTAAATCAGCAGCACGCTGCTCAGCAACCACTTTCGCCGCAGTCAGCGTCTCAACCTGGGCGTGTAAATCATGAATGATTAATGCGACGTCGAGGCCGCTTTCTGCTTCGGCATTCCCCCGCTCAAGCAGCTTAGCGATCAACTCTTGTTGCCAGACGGTAGTAGCTGTCAGACTGTCTGCGAGGCGAGATGGTAGGTCAGCGGTAGAATCCGGCATGTCGGAGCACTCCTTCCTGGTCGGCCACCGGATGGGCATCCATGAATGCCGTCAAGTCGGCTAGGGCGATCCGGTAGGGGGCGTTGCGTCCCACAGTGGTGGCCATCGACGGCTGGGTAGCGCGCAGCACGCCCTGGCGGCAGAATTTCCTGATCTGCCATTGAGAAAAGCCGGAAAGCGTGGCGGCTTGGGCGGTGGTCAACCATTGCGGTAATTGAGGGGTAGTGATATGATTCATGTGCCTTTCCTTTCAAAGGCTTTACGACGGGGGCTAGTTTTGGGAATTTGCGCTAGCCCCCGGTTTTCTGGTTTATAGGGGGGGGTTATTGCCGCCGCTATCAGCGACAAGAAGTGTGCATTACGAGCAGGCGGCCCCCTCCCCGCCACCCGGCAAGGGGGCAAACGCCGGTCCACCCAAACAGCAAGCAGTGGCAATAGCCGCACCAATCGACGCATCACGAACAGCGAAACCTGGCACTGCCCCGCACGGGGCCAACAACCAACAGACACCCGGCCTGACAACAGCCGCTCCCCCACAGCGCACAAACAGGACACCACCAGGCGGGCAGACCAAACATCAAGAGGAGCCACAAGGCGACTAAACCAACATGGGGTGATAAGCAGCCGCCCAGTCGCGCCGTCTACAGCGCCACCTCCGGCAACAGCAGGTGCCGTCTGCGCCGTTTCTTGGCGTTCTTGCCGACTGGTGGCACTCCCCCGAACACGCCGATAGACGACAACAGCCAACGCCAGCGAGCACGCAGCCAACGTCATGGACACCATCGCGGCCAGCATTCCGATAAACGAGATCATTACTAAAATTCCTTTTCTTCTGTATGTGTTAAGTGGCCCCCTCCCGGCCCTTCCCCAGGCGAGGAAGGGGCCACAAGCGATAAGGGGGCGATTAGGCACCTAGGCCGACATTGGCCTGGTAGGTGAGCTGGAGCATCGAGCACAGCCGGGGGAATAATCCAAGATCAATATGGATCTGGGCCCCGGCGCTATCCTGAAGATCCGCGCCGGTGGGCCCTAGCTCGATGAACAACCCATCCAGCTCGCCCGAGAAAACAAACTCGTTAGGCATCAACAGCCACCTCCTGGGCAGCACTCGGATCTTCCGGGGCGAACAAGCTCATCATCGCTGGGAACTGGAACCGCTGAACCCGGAAAAGGAAATCGCCTTCATCGTAGAAGCGAACTGTTCCGCCGTCTCGGGTCGCATACAAACCATCGCCGATATTGCAGAACCGGTCCGTCATCGGCGGCACCCCTGCATGCCGGTACCAGGCGCCCTGCAAAGCGTCGATGAGTCGCATAATCGAATCCGCATCAACCTGCACGACGCCAACCCCATCCTGGGCCAACTCCACCCCGGCGCTAGTGATCGACACCTGGAGGTCATCAATCTTCCGGCTAGGCACGGGAATCCACCTCCTGCCGCAGCGCATGCTGCAACACCGTAACGTTCCCATGCACGACCTCAGGCTGGGTGCTATCTGTAGTGCACAACCCCAACAGCATGAACTCCGACACATGAGGAACCCTGGTATCCCCCGTACCACCGCCTACGATCAAAACATCAACCAACCCCTCATCAATCAGCGCTGTGAGGGCTTCCGCTACCGGCCGCAGCTCGGCAAGCGACGGCTCGCGCTTCACACGAACCACAACATCCAAATTCTTCATTGTTTTTCCTTTTCTTCCTTGCTTTACGACAACCCCAGCGACTAAGCCGCAGATTCGTCTACTCGCTCGACGATCAAACCTTCGATTGGGACACCTGCTAGGCGACTAATTTTCAGTACCGTGGCCAAGGTCGGGCTCGTTCGTCCATGTCGCAGATTGCGCACGGTTGTGCCGGACAATCCGAGTTCAGCACCTAACTGTTCATCGGATGTAAGGCCATGTAGTTTTCTAGCCTGGTCTAAAACCGAGGCCTTTATTCGAATTGGTGCAAAGTTTGCGCTCATGGCGCCATTATTACACACCTTGCGCCGTTGACGCAACAGCTGCACCGAAAAATCAAGTTTCCAATGGTAAATACTCGCGCAAATCTTGCGCGCAAATAGCAATTCAGTTACAATCGCCGTATGAATCTCGAAAAATGGCTGACAAATATCACCACTGATACAGCCCCTGAAATCGCACAACGCACAGGCATCCCCAAACGAACATTGCAGCATCAAATAGCTACGGGGAGAATGAGTATCGAAAACTTAATCAAAATCGGCGCAGCATACGGACACCACCCTCTGGAAACCCTGATTGAATTTGAAGTTATCGACCCCGCGTGGCGAACTATCCCGGATATAAGGGCAGCACTAAAACTTGCGCCCGAAGAGTGGCTGGCAGACGAGGTGCTCAATCGAATGCGCTTGGGCGCAAAAACTGACGAGTTCACGGTTCCACTTGATGAGCTTGTTGAGCGAAAGCGCTACAAAACGAAACCAGAAGTCACCCCGTCTCCTGATGATGGTTGGCAGTATGCGGAGATGGCGGCGGCGGATGATTCGCCGGATGAGCCGATGCCGGGTGATGATGATTATCATGATGGGCCGTAGGCTAATTTGATATTTTTGTTTCGTTCTCCTTATGATTATCCTTAATTTTTTCATATCTCTAGGAGAATGAAATGTTAACGATTGACAACCTTGAAGATTTAGCGTTATCCCTAGGAGTCACCCTATGTACGCATGTTGGTGGCAAGAAGGGGCTCTGGAATGCGCCCCGGCGCGCGATCAGTATTCGGAGGGGGCTGCATCCGGTGGCGCATCTTTGCACTTTGGCGCATGAGGTGGGGCACGCGGCGCTGGGGCATGATTCGGCTGCTGTGGGGTGGTGGCGGGCGAAGCAAGAGTTAGCGGCTAATCGGTGGGCGGCGAGACAGCTAATCACAGTTGAGGAGTATGCGGCGGCCGAGTGTGTCCATCCGTCACTGAGCGGGGTCGCTCATGAGCTGGGGGTGACGGTTTTTATGGTTGAGGCGTGGCAGGAAATGTATCGCTCGGGCACATATGCGAGATTCCTTATGGATGCCTGATAAACCCAAAAGAGGGTATTGCAAACATCATTCCATCAAAACTATATACAAGCACCTAGATAAATCATAAGATAAATCTTAACTGCGGTTTACATAAGGTGAAGAAAAAGGGAATGGAGCCATGGTCAGTATCTATGATGCGAAGCCTGCGGAAACCTGGTGTGGCCAAAATGTGGTGGGGATGCGGTACCATGCGGCGGAAGTTAATACGGTTATCAGGCAGGTGCGAGCTGATGCCGAGGGGGCCCGATATTTCGACGCAACACTGGTGTTGGAGCCGGATAATCCGCATTCCAATAGTGGGCATGCGATCTCCGTGCGATACAACGATCAGGTGCTGGGGTATCTGCCGGATGAAGACACTGCGAAGTATTTTCCCGAGGTAGCGCGGTTGGCTGCGAGCGGGTTTGATGTTGGAGTTCGGGCACGACTGTGGTCGAATACGGATAGGCCTGATTTCGGACCAGGTGACGCCCCATATTACAAACTAAAAGTGGGGGTACTGCCACCTGGGGCTATCGCCCCGTTTAATAATCCCCCAACCTTGGATTGGGCGCTCATCCCTCGGGGCAAGAGTATCAAGGTCACGAAGACCCAGGAGTATTTCGAGGCGAACAAGAATGTCTTATCAGCTGGAGACACGTGCTTTCTCGCCACGCTTCATAAAGTTATGCGGGGGACGAAAGCCCCGGTGATCGAGGTATGTCTCAATGGCCACCGTCTTGGTGAGCTCACTGAGGTTTCCAGCAACAAGCTTATGCCTTTTGTTGACCATTTCAACGATAAAAGTCTTGTGGCTGTGTGCTATGCGCTGATATGGATTCGAGCTAACGGTATACAGGTCACCTTAGATGTCACCCCTGCCGCGAGCGCAAGTTACTCCCAGATACACGATCCCGTAGTCAACCCGTTGCCTGAGCTGGTGAGGAAAGAACGGGACCCGTGGTCGTACCAGTTACCGGGGCGGTTTAAGGGGTCGGGAAGCTCGTCTGGCGTCACCCAAGCGCAGAGCGCCGCTACCCAGGGGTATGTTAATCAGCGATCCCCAAAGTTCGCGCATGTCCAATCAGCAACATTTACCGAAGCGGAACGGCGCAAAGAAGCAACCAGGCGGGCTAAAGCAAACGAGCGGGAAATCATGGCAAGCCGCGCCACGCCAACGCCTTCCAATCCGCCTACGGCGAGAGCGTCGGCAACATCGGACGAAGAAGCAGGTTGCGCTCTTATCGGTCTCGGCATAGGCATCATTCTCATCTTGTGGTGGTTGTCATCATGCTTTGGTGATACCTCTTCAGGCAGTTCAACGCCTGCGACTACTTCTTCCACTAGTGATTATTCGTCATATGGCGACTCTGGCAGTAGTTCGTCTAGTTATGATGCCGATCAGATCAATGGGTGGACTAAAGCCGCCGCACGGAACGCTTGCCATAAACAGGTTGAAGCGCAGCTCAAGTCGCCGTCTACTGCGAAGTTTGAAAGCCTGTTTGATTTTACTGCTTTGCAAAACGACGCCCACACTAAATGGACGCTGCGGGGGCACGTTGATTCTCAAAACGGTTACGGGGCAACAGTCCGTGCGGAATGGGTGTGCACGGTTGTCCCAACGAGTTCCGATAATGCCAGGGTGGAAGCCCTGCTAGTCCAGTAAAAACAGGAGAAAGGAAAACCACAATGACGCATCAGGCACCGGCACCGCAAGCCCCGCAGGAGCCACAGCAACCGCAGCAGGGGGAACAGCTGCTGCAACAGCCCCCTTCTCCTCCGCAACAGCAGGTGTTTCCGCAGTATCAACCGCAGCCTCAGGGGTATGTTCCGCAGCCGATGCCGGTTGCTGATGCGGGGCCCACCGCAACAAAGCCGTTTGAGCGGCACCAGACCATCGCTATTCTAATCGCCAACCTTGGGCTTGTAGTGTTCATCCTTGGGCTTCTAGCGATCTTCACCGGCAACGGGGTAGATGACCTTGCTATCGGCTTGACGATGACGGGCGGGTCACTTGCGGTCATGCTTCTGGCCGGTATTTGGAACACCCTAGCAACTATCGGCTATAACCTTGTCGTCAGCCAGCAACTGCGGCAACGGTAAGCGCATTGGAAATATTTTTTGACCCCCGCTCCAGTTCTTGGCAGACATGAGCGGGGGGTTGAGGAAACGAAACCCATGTAGATGGGTTCTTTAAGGAGTATATCATGGCTCATGTACGGGACCTATGGACCAAACCGGGGGCGCAGGGACGGCGAGTGCGGTCCAGACGATGGGGGCGGGGGAAACGATGGCAGGCAGTATGGGTCGAGAACGGTAAGAAAGTCACCAAAACGTTTGATAGTGCCGATGCCGCTCGCCTTTATGTAAGCCGCACCGAGGTAGGCCAGGCTGAAGGCACATGGATTGCTAAAGACCGCTTAGATGTGACGCTTGGGGATATGTGGGGGGTGTGGATTGCGGCAAAAACTGGGCGGGCTGCCTCCACTGTTGCTGGGTATCGGGCGGCATGGCGGCACATCGAGCCCACGTGGCAGTACGCCCCCTGCTGGAAAATCACCCGAGCGGCTTTTAGCACATGGATCCCCACCGTCACCCGGCTAGACGGCACCGGCTCAGCGTTAAGCGGAGCAAGCCTGCGTAAGGTAGGGATTGTTTTCCATGCACTCCTGGACCAAGCTGTCGAGCTGGGGGTTATCACGAAAAACCCTATGCGGTCCAGCGACATTCCCAGGCAGGGGAAGTCGGATCGACGGTATTTGACTGTCGCCGAGATCGACCGGCTTGTGCAGGCGGCGCCAACAGATGCCGCAGCCCTCATGATCTCGGTGCTGGTCCAGACAGGATTACGGCCAGGTGAAGCAAAGGGGCTGCAGGTTCGAGACCTCGACGTATTACGGGGCCGGCTCATGATCCGCCGTGACGTTGACGCCCTCGGCAACCCCGATGAGACAAAAACCCGCACTCATCGAGACGTTCCTGTAGGCGGCGATCTTCTCCTCGATCTCGAAGATATTGCTGATGGCCATGCGCCCGCCGACTGGCTCCTCACCGATGAGTATGGCCATGTGTGGACGACAACCCGGTGGCGCGCAGTGTGGAAAACCACTTGTGCCAGTGCCGGTCTCACCGGGGTGACCACCTACGAGCTACGGCACACCGCGGCGTCACTGGCGATTGCCGCGGGGGCGGACGTGAAAACCGTGCAGCGGATGCTGGGGCACGCAAGCGCGGCTATGACGCTTGACACCTACGCCCACCTATGGGAGACGGGGATTGATGCTATCCCCTATGCGGTTGCTGAGCACATGGCCGCCGAGCGGAAACGAGAAGCCGACAGGGCAGCCCGACGCGCCAAACGGCGGGGGCGGGGCTTGCGGATCGTCGATGGGTGACTCGAACAAACTTTCCATAGGAAACCGGGCTTATTGAAAACCCGGTTTTTTTCTGTTCGCTCTGTGTTCGCCCTGAGTTCGCCCCGAGGTCCAACGACCTGCAATGACTCTCAACATGCCAGGGTGGGGGTAGCATTAGTGAAACCCCAGCTCACACACACTTTAAGCTGGGGTTTTAGTGGAGCCGCCTGTGGGAATCGAACCCACGACCTTTTCATTACGAGTGAAGCGCTCTACCGACTGAGCTAAGGCGGCACGAACCGTAATTGGTTCAAGCGGTGATTGTACCTTATGGCGTGTCGGTTTAGAAAACCATGGGTGGTGTTCCTGGTGTTCGCGCATGTTATTGCACGTTGCATGCTTTACGGATTCGGCCGACCATGGCGTCCATGGCGGTTTCGGCCCGGACGTTGTGGGTGATGTCGTCACGGCAGTGGCTGATGGCTTCGATACAGGCCAGGAGGTTGGGTTCGCCAATGGTGCTGAGTTCACCGGCGAGCCCTTGCATGTCGGGGTGGATGGGGCTCACCTGGGCGTGGGCAGCGATCATGAGGGCGTCACGGTAGATTCCGATGAGGTCGACAAGTTGGGTATCGAGGGCGTCGCGGATAGCGCGGGTTTCGCGCCGTTTTTGGAGTTTTTCCAGTTCTTTGATTTGGCCGGCGCTGCCCCGGAGGGCTTTGTGGGCACCGCGCCCTTTGGCTCCCATGCCGAGG